TAGAAAAAGGGTATTTGCGTAAGCTAGCTGATACTAGAGAAAAAAGGCAGGCTTGAACGAAAAGGCAATTTCCAGTTTTGGCAACTTATGGTAACAGAAAAAGTACCCCCCTGGGTTCGAGCGAATCGCCAGCTTTCGAAATTAACCAACACGTCGAACCCTTGTCCACATTGATGTTCAAAACCATAGTTTTTGTGGAACATTATGGTCACAACCCCTTAACAATCCTTGCTTACCAACGTTTACCAACGTTCTGCAAATTGTAGATGAATATAATTTCCAATATGGCCTTGTGATTTATCTTCACGGGCTTTATTTGAGTTAAAATATATTTTATTATATCTTTTTTCATTGAAATTTCCATGAAGTTTAATTACCAAATTTACCAGTAAATTAGGAAAAACAAATTAAATGATAACCAGCCGGAGGCATTCAAAAAATGGCTAAAAAATCTCTTAAAAAGCAAGCAGCAGAAATTATAAAAATTGCAGAGGAAAGCGGCGTTCAGTCAAATTACTTCTTCGTGACGACTTTTAAAAGATATCAAACACAGCTTGGTATTTTGGAAGAGTTGGAAAAGGTCTTTGAAAATGAGGGAATGCTTGTTTCCAAAGAATATGTAAAAGGCCGCAAAAATCTTTATTCTAATCCCGCTATAGCAGCCTATAATAAAACCGCTGATTCAGCAAATAAGACCGTCGCAATCCTTATTAGGATTATTAAGAATTTCAATGTTGAGGAAACAGCGGAAGAAGAAGATGTACTAATGAAATTGATTAATGGCAGTGATGATGAATGAAAGCGTATGACTTTTGTATTGAACATAGAAAGAAAAAAACTACTCCTAAATATGTTCGGTTACAAATGGAAGAATTCATTCGTATATGTGAAGGGAAAAACAAAAAGTATGTCGTTAGTAAATTTAAATTAAAACAACTAGAGAATATATTAAAGCTATTGATAATGCCGAAAGGATTAAAGGCCGGAAAGAGTCTTTATGAAACTACGTGCGGTTATCAATGGCTTTTTTATACGGCCATTCTTTGCACCGTGTATAGAGATAATCCGGAAAAGAGAAGATATGAAACCGGTGTTTTAGAAATATGCAGAAAGAATTTCAAAACGTACACAATAGCTACTATCTTTATTATTTTGTTTTTAACAGAACCTCGCTTTTCAAAGTTTTATTCCGTTGCTCCTGATGGCAGCTTGTCCAGGGAGATTAGAGAAGCAATAGCGGAGACTATTAGATCTAGTCCCATCGTTTATGAACATAAGGAAAAGAAACGATTCAAAATTTTGAGGGACTATATAATGTTTACTCCTATGCAAATTCAATATACGCCGTTATCGTATTCAACTAGTAGAATGGACGGGAAACTCCCTAACGCTTTTATTTGCGATGAGACGGGAGCGTTGCCTATCTCTTATCCCATACAGGCCATGAGATCGGGGCAATTGAATATATTGAATAAATTAGGATTTGTCATTTCTACAAAATATCCCACTATAGATAATCCGTTTGAAGATGAGGTTAAGTATAGTAAACAAGTTCTTGATGGAGTTGAGAAAGATGAAACGAGATTCTCCTTGTTATATGAACCTGATAAAACCAAAGGATGGGAAAAGAACGATTTGATCTTGCAGCAAGCGAACCCGGTTGCTTTAGAGGTCCCGGAAATATGGGAAGATCTCGTTAAAAAGCGGGCTTATGCAATTGCAGTGGAAAGTGCTAGAGAAAACTTTGTTACGAAACATTGCAACATCATATATTCCGGAGTTGGTACGGAAACTTATATAGATATTAAATCTCTCCAAGAATGCAAAGCAGCAAATATAGATTGGACAGGTCGTGTTGTTTATGTTGGATTGGATCTATCAACAACAAGCGATAATACGTCAGTCTCTATGGTATCAGTAGATGATGATAATAATATTCTAGCGGCTTCATGGGCCTTTATCCCTGAAGGCAGGGTTCAGGAGAAAACTTTAAGTGAAAAAGTGAACTATATTGAACTTTGCAAAACAGAACATGTTATGGCGTGTGGAGACAAAGTAATTGATTATGGAGTGGTAGAAGACTTTATCTTAAATTTAGAAAGTAAATATGGAGTGCAAATCCAGGCTATCGGATACGATAGATGGAATGCTTTGTCTACAGCTCAAAAGCTTGAAAGTGCTGGATATAACCTAGTAGAGGTCCGGCAGCACAGTTCCGTATTGGCGTCTCCCACTAAACTATTAAAAGAAAAGATATTATCAAATGCTTTTTCATATACAGAGAACAAATTATTAGAAATCAACTTTCAAAATGCAAAATGTATTTTCGATACTAATTTGAATCCGTATGTATCAAAAAAGAAAAGCGTAGGGAAAATTGATATGGTGGCCTCGATGATTAGTGCCGTATATCTATTGGAGCAAGATTACTTTTTACAGGGCAATGATTTTACTGTTCAAGTTTTTTAGTGAGTCGGAGGGATTGATTGAAAAACCCGAGAAAGAAAGAGAGGTGAGCAAATGGGATTCTTTGATTTTATTTTTAAACGTGACGATAGTTCACAAAATAACGATACTACTCAAAATGAAGTAGTGCCTCCCGTAAGTGATGTATTGTTACAAGCGTTATTAAACAATGAAGTGATAACTAGGGAAAAGGCTTTGACGTTGCCCGCCGTTAGTGGAGCGGTTGATTTAATCGGAAATATGATTGCCTCAATGCCGATTAAGCTTTTTAGATATAAAAACGGGAGAGTTGAAGAACAAGAAAAAGATTCTAGGATGCGACTTCTTAATGGAGATACAGGAGATACTCTTGATTCGTTTCAATTGAAAAAAGCAATGGTTGAAGATTATCTAATGGGGAAAGGTGGCTATTGCTACATTCAGAGAAACCGAAACGAAGTTGTATCTTTACGGTATGTAGAAGAAATTTATATAACAGTTTTGAAAAATTACAAACCAATATTTAAAGATTATGTGATTCTTGTAGAGGGCGAACAATACAAACCCTATGATTTTATCAAGCTTCTTCGAAACACTAAAGACGGAGCTACCGGAATAGGGTTGACTGAGGAATTATCCAAAACCCTTGAAACCGCTTATGATACTCTCCTTTATCAACTTTCTCTCGTTAAAAGCGGAGGAAACAAAAAAGGATTCTTAAAGGCACAGAGAAGATTAGGGCAAGAGGAAATAGATACTCTTAAAAAGGCATGGCGGAACATGTACGCTAACAACAGCGAAAACGTTGTTGTCCTTAATAATGGGTTAGAGTTTCAAGAAAGTTCAAACTCTTCAGTGGAAATGCAATTGGATCAAAACAAAAACACCCTGGCAAATGAGATCAATAAAATCTTTCATATCTATGAAGATTTTGATTTGACGTTTAAAGAGGCAATATATCCAATTGTTAAAGCGTTTGAGACCGCTTTAAATCGTGATTTGCTCCTGGAAAAAGAAAAGGGATCTTATTTCTTTGAATTTGATGTCAAAGAAATAATTAGATCTAGCTTAAAAGAGAGATATGAAGCGTACAAACTAGCGAAAGAGACAGGATTCATGAGTTTGAATGAGATTCGAAGAGCGGAAAATATGGATTATGTGGAAGGGCTCGATTGCGTGAATGTTGGGCTTGGAGCGGTTCTATATGACTTTAATACTCATAAATTTTACACTCCTAATACGGGAACACATGCGGATCTAACACAAGAAAACATTCAACATTTAATAGAGGACAAAGAAATAGACACCGCTTTTGAGCAAAGTGGTAATAGTTCGGATGCATAAAGGAGGGGGATTAAATGATAACAATTAATAGTTGCAAACAAGACGGAGAGCATGAATACAAAGGTCTATCAACAGACACAAAGCCCACAAATTGTGCGGCTAATTCCTTGTTTCTAGAACTAGATACAGGGGATTTTTATTATTTTGATGGTACGACATGGGCAAAGGTGGGGGAATAAATGGATTTTTACAGTATGTTATTTGCTACACGAAAATTGAAAGAGCT